CTCTATTAGAGGAGAATTCTGCGACACCCATATAGCCTTTTTCCTGCCCTGTCTCCAATTGTCCAACAGTATCCCCGCAATTTCGCGGCCCTTGCCAACGCCAGTGCCATCACCAATAAAGTAACCTTTACGTTCTCCCGAAGGCAAGAGGGTAGTATGTGCCTGTCCAGCATAAACAACGGATTCTAACTGCGACAGGCTTAATTTATTTTTCTCTATTACTTCTTTGGGAAGGTTCGGTGTGTAGGTTGGGTCAGGGGGGGCAACGGCAGACATGGCCGCTGATTCGACTAAAACGCCAGGATGTTTTCCTGCGCCGACGATACTTACTTTTTGTGGTTGGTAATCTTCATAGATAGAATCGGAAAATTCTGCCTTTACTCGCTTCTGTCCGGTTCTCTTGCTAATCCCAACGCCGGACTCCAAAGGTCTTTCAATCTGTCCAACACCGACCACGCCAAGTCTATCGGGGAGTCGTTGTTCTCCAACAGGTTTACCCAGTCGCTGTTCTTCTGGTATCCCGATTCCAACGCCTTCATCAACTCCGATGGGTTCTCGTTCAACGACCCCTTCAACGTCTCCTCTATCTGGTAAGGTACTTCTAACTCCCCTTCTTCTAGCCCCCACAGGGCCAGTTGGAGGCAATGTAGTATCGATGGGTTCAGCGCCTGTTTCTCTTGCCGCAGGAAGTCCCTCGCCTTCTGGTTTAGCGGGTGCTGGTTCTCTTGTAATTCTTTCATTTCTAACTCCTTCTAAGAGGTTTACCGCCTCTTCGATATTGGCGACATCTCCGGTAATTCTCTCCTGTCCGGTATCGGCAACCTTGTCAATTACTAATAACTGGTTCCCGTATGACGTGCCGTACTTTTTGTACTCAGAACCGGGGATACCAATATCTACTCTAATTATACCAAGGTTTTGCTGTTTTCGCCACCATGCTTTGAATTGGTTGGTATCTGTGACACCTTTACCAAGGATAGCGACTAACCTGCCGTTTGGTTCCAATCGTCGTAATGCTTGCTCTACATGCTTGAATCCTTCTGTTGAGCGTGTCTTTGATACTCTGCCGGCGGTTGCCGAAAAAGGCGGATTCATAACTACAACGGTTGGCTTAATATCCTTTGATAGTATGTTGTGTAGTTGCTCGGCATTCTCTTTGAGGATTTCACCGAAATTAAGATGTTTAAGAATCGCCCTTCTTCTACCCGACAATTCATTCACGATCACATCGGCACCGGCTGTTTTTCCGAATACTGCTAACCCGCCGATCCCCGCCGAGGGCTCAAGATAAACCTCCCCTTTTTGGATATTTGCAACCCAATTAGCAAGATAAGCCAAATGCGGGGGCGTGGAGAACTGTTGGAACTGCTGAGATTCTTCTGTTCGCCGGGTTTGGGTCGGCAAGCGGTTGACAAGATTCCTAAACCAAGTAACTATACCTTTGGCCTGTGCCGCAGATTTAGTAGTGGGCGCATCCCGCCGCTTATTTATAATTAGATTAACTGCCAACTCCATAGCATCATAGGCATCCTTTGGCGTGTACTTTCCTTGCGCCTGGGTGCCACCGTATTCTTCGTCGGCAATAGCAAAAAGGTTTCTTGAGTTGTAGGCCCTGTCCGGGTCTTTTTCTAATAATACTACTAACCGTTCAGCGATTCTTATTTCAGGATCAACCGCCGTGGGTGGGGGTGTAGTTGGGGGTGTAGGCTGCGCTTCCGGGGGTACAGGCTTTTCACCAATCAAAGTAACTTGGCCTGTGCGCTTCTTTTCGCTTAACTCCGTAGCGTCAACCGATTGTTTTATCTTCCCGTCTACTATTAACTCTCCCTCGTCACCGGGCTCTCTCCCGGCTTCCTCTGGCTGTTGAATATCCGGGCGGCCTTCTTCTGGGCGTTCTGGTATAGCTGCCTCTTCTTCAACGGCGGGAGTGACCGGTTGTTCCGCTTCTTCCAATCGATCTTCTTCTCCTGGAAGAACTTCTCCCTCAATGTCTCGTATTTGTGGGGCACGTTTTGTCTCCTCGTATTTTAAGGGAAGCTTAGTTTTCTTTTTATCGCTGGCCCATTCCTTAAATTCCTCAATTGGAATCTTGGTGATAGCACCAAGTCCCTTCCATCCCCTCTCGTAATTCTCCCGATAACCCTTCCGGGCTGCTCTCATATTATCGTAACCGATAAGGACTTTATGTTCATCAAACTCCCCGGTATCCGGTTTAACTTGGTCAACAACATAGACATTATCTTTTTTCGGGCTATCCCCAACAAAGATATCTATGTGGTCTTTGTCCTTGCCAACAGTCCCTTTGATATAACCATAATGGGATTTCATTGTAATTTCCCAAGTTTCGCCATCGCTGTCTTTCCCTGTGCGCTTTGATCCCTTGGGATTCTCAATTGAGATATCAAGCCCTTGAATTTTTACATGACCCTTCTTGTACGTCCCCGCCTCCTTCTGTGCTTGTGTCGGCTGAGGAACGGCGTTTAGCGGAGATGTTGCCGCTTCGTTTGCGGCCTTGTCAATTTCTTTAGGTTCCGGGATTAATTTTTCTTTCTCCGCTAAGGCCGTTGGTGCAGGTGGGGACGGGACTGGAGATGGGATAGGGAGTTCTTCTTCAAAAACTCTCGCGGCCTCCTTGGCTGGTTTGATTTCTGGAACTCTTAAACCCAATCTTTCAATTTGTTCGCGGTCAATTTCTTCCGGGACCGGTAACCCTTCCCTTTCAATTCTCTCGCGTTCAAGTTCTTCTTGAACAGCTTCCGAGCCCAATAATGTCTCAGCAGCCTCCCTCGCTGTCGGTGGTGGGCCAATAGGCGGCTCAACTGGTGGACGTTCCTCAAAGACTCTCGCTGCTTCCTCGGCAGATTTATACTCCGGAACTCTTAATCCGAGCCTTTCTAATTGTGCAATATCTCGGTCTTCTTTAAGCCACAATACCTGAGCCGCTTCTTCTGCCGTTGAAGGCGGCCCCGTTACCTCTTCCCTGAATTCTTTTAACTTCCTCTTTATGAGATTGACATTGACGACTTCTTTTTCCGGGGTTATTTCTTCTTTGGTTTCCTGCAAAATATCAATACTATCTGTCGGCTCCCGTGCTACATCAATCGCCCCAGACAAACCACCAGTCAATAATGTCATAAATACTGTCGGCCCGACAACATCTAATGCCTCTGCAATGGGGTCAGCTTCCGGCCGGATGCCGGTTATCTGCTCTATCCCGGCTTGCCCAGCTTGCTGTAATACTTCGGTAGTTACCTCCACGCCAAGAGTTTCTTTGATGAACTGTTTAACAATATTTTTGGCTCCACGCTTAGCCACCCCAGCAGCATCAAGACCAAATAGTTTTCCTAAGTATTTTGTTCCATAATACTCACCAGCGGCTTCTATGGTACCCGTAGCAATAGGAGCCAAACCCTGGCCGGATGCCCGGACCTTTTTAGCCTCTTCATATTTTCCTTGCGATTCCAAGTGTATCGCTTGTTCTTCTGCTGTATCGCGGGTTTGTTGCGCCTGGGATAATCCGAACATTGAGGCGGTTGCAACAGAGGCGATGTTATTAGCCATATTAGCCGCCTTATTTGCCTTGTCCATCAGTTCAGCGGCCCTAGCAGCATTACCAGCTATACTGGCTGCTTTAGATGCCTTAACAAGCTTCCCGACACCAGACAACACCCTGATACCTTTTCCCACAATTGCACCGGGAAGTACCGAAGGTGGGAGCATTTTTGCACCTTCATAAACAATACGCTCTAAACCCTTTCGTTTTTTCGGCGGTCCAAACCATTGAAGTTTTTTCGCATCTGCCCAATCTCCTAAATCTCTTCCTACTTCTTCAAGAACACCCCAAGAGAAATCTGGTACCCTGGTTGGATCACCACCCAATTCAGCAGTTGTCTCACGCATAGTTTCTGTGATATCACCAGGCAAGCCAGCCCCAACAAATTCCATTGCTCTTCCGGCCATGCTAGGCAATTCAGTGGTCAAGCCTTCGACTCCGCCTCTTATGGCTTCGGCAGCTATTTCACCCGTTATGGCTCCCCACCGACCAATTTGTTCTCGCATCGTTTTTTCTTGTTGGGGAGGTTGCTCAATTGTAGTAGGTGGGGGCATGTAGTAGGATGTGAAATTGTTCCTTATTTCCGATCTCTCACTTTCATGCAAATTGTAGAAATCACTATCAGCAAGATTCTTATCAAAGTAATTCTCTAAGATTGCCTGTTTCTCAGGGGCGGGCAACGCAAAATACTCAGGATCTTCATTCCACCTATCTATTTCATGAAAACGTGGCATGTTTTACCTTTGCAAAGGAACGGCAGGTCGAATGCCCAATCTTGGTTGTTGATATGGTGCACTGGAAATCGTATCAACTCCATTTACAAATCGGTTCGGATGATCCAAATCTTTATGAACAGAGGGCCAATGATATTCCCCATCACGTGGATCTATTTCTGGCTCCATGCCTTGTTGGTAGGCAGCTCTATAATCATATTTCTGCCTTGGATCATCGGGATCTGGGTTTATTCTTGTTTTATTTGCCCAAAAGGAATACCATTCCTGAAACTTTTGCTCTTCTCCTGGAGGAAGTTTTGTCCTTGACCTAGTCCTTCCACCGGGACTCGTCGGCCTTGTCCGATATTGCTGCCATGTTGGCTTTTCTTCTTCTGGCTCTATTCCAGGCGATATAAACTCAGACATATCATCAAACACTTTCCTTGCACGACGAGCATAATTGAGATTCTCGCGTTCTTTTGCCGTTAAAGATTTCGGGTCTTTCCTCGCCTTTGCAATAAGATCCCAAGCAACATCAAAAGCACTTTTGGATTCCTCAATAAGATCACCAAATTCATCATACAAACTTTCTTTTTTATGGAATGGTCTCATAAGAAGATCAAGCTTCTTTTTGTATTCATCCAACGTAGCACTTTTTTTTATCTCGTAGCCTAGTTTTTTTCTTTTCTGTGCTGGAGTCAATTCTTCTCCAATTATCTTTTCGTGCTCTTTTATATCTAAACCAAGCTGTTGCGCCTTTGTCATCGGCATTTTTCCTTTATATGGCCTTGCCGGCCCCCTGACAGGATTACCATCTGGACCCATTATCCATGTGTTTATAAAAGTACCTTCCCTGGTTCTAAATGGTATCTCTTGAGCATTCTTTTTCGCCACAGCTGCTTCGGATTCTTTGGAAGCTTTCAGATAGTTTTCCGGGGTCATTGTCATTTTCACAAATCTCTTGAAATTCTCAATGGATTTGAAAGTGAGTAAACCTTTCCCTTTTCCTTCTTCTTCAAGAAAAAGAGCTATTTCCTTACCCGCCAACCCTGGTTTACTATCCCATTCCGCTAATGATGGAGCATCTGGTTTATCCGAGCGAAAAGCAAGTATTGCTTTTCTCCTGTCGGGCCATTTCTTATTGAAAGCATTTACATATCTTGCCGCCCCCTCCCTTATATTTCCCGATTCTATGAGAGCAGTTCCTAAATCAAATTCACTTTTCATTACATCATAATTTTTTTTCTTCTGATAATCTTCTTTTGCCCAATCAAATCTTTCTTGCTGCCTTGTTTCTTGTCTTTTTTTATACTTACGCTCTTCTGCCCGGATTTCCTCTCTTTCCTTTCTCTTTCGTGTTTCTTGTTTTTCTTTATACTTACGCTCTTCTGCCCAGATTTCCTCTCTTTCCTTTCTCTTTCGTGTTTCTTGTTTTTCTTTATACTTACGCTCTTCTGCCCGGATTTCCTCTCTTTCCTTTCTCTTTCGTTCTTCTCTCTCAGATTCAGCCCAAAGAGATAAACCTGTTCTTATTCCCCTATCCAATCTTTCAAATGATCTATCTGAAATTGGCATATTTTTCCCTCATTTATTTTATACCATACCGCCAATGCCGCTACCGATACTGTAACCTGCCATTGCTTCTTGCGGACCATAAAAAGCCCCAAGACCAGTACCTGCAATGCCACCCAACAAAGATCCCTTTTTATTAAAATCGTCCATAACCCTGCTAGCAAGGGGAGCATATGTCGATGCAGCCCCACTATAAGAAGTTGCCGCTCGTGCGTAGGGATCAACACTAGGGCCTACCCTAGTTTGATAAACTCCCCTCCCAAGGCCAAAGCCCAACCTTGCAAATTTCTCTTCTTCCGCCTTTGTCCTTGCTGCTCTTCGAGCCCCTGCAACATTTCTTGCAGTTTCTAAAGCTGCTTGATTTGCCAAGTTTGCAAAAGTTGAAGAACTTGGATCAATGCCATATCGTGAAATTTCCCTCCGACGCTTACCTTCTCCAAGTCTTGTGGCACTAATAACATCTGCTTGCGCCTCAGATACTCTTTCTCCGACATCAATCCCTTCAAGGGCTTGTCTATAAAATTCTTTTGTTGCTGGTGCTTGTTGTTCTAATGTTACTTTCGAGGCCTCTGATATTATGGGCAATAATTCTCTGTTCGCTTTGGCGGCTTCTATCTCATACGGCAAGAAAAATTCTTTGTAAAGTTCCCATTGTTGCTGTGCCATTTTCTTTTGTTGACTGGCGACTCCCCTTATAGCCGCTCTTGTTTCATCATATTCAGTATCGCCACTATCACCAACGGAAGTTTGACCAAGAATTTTTTTGGGAAAATATCCACCAGGATCTTGCACCCAATCACCCCAGGTCGTTGTTATGCCACCTGCCCCTGGCTCATCCCATATGTCTTCTGTGAAGAACTCCCCAACATCGCTGACAGCGCCACTAATAGCTTCCCCAATATCGCCCATTTTATATCCTCACCAAATATAATATTTTATTGTTTTCATGTTTAATGCATAAAATTCTTTTTTTAAAATACTTAATGATAATATTGTTAGCTTTTAATCTTTTTTTATCAGCATCAATAACAAACTTATCAAATCCTAATATAATCACATCTTCTTCTATTTTCTTAATTAAACCGTGAAAGACTCTACCTGCAATAAGATTATTCGCATTGATAATAAAATGTTGAAGTATGGGTAATGTGCGTATAAATCTTAACGTCGCCATTCCGAGCAACGTATCTTTTCCAACAGCAATCATTGTTTCGCTATCTTCAAATAAAACAGCATGTTTTTTAACTCCCTTTTTCTGAAGAAGTTTTAAAACCTCTTTATAATCAGTATCCATATTCATGGATCTAATAAACATAATTTATTCCTATCTTGTCATCAACACTACTATTGATTATTTATTCTATGCGATCCCATTATGTAATGACAATTCCGCTAATAAAAATGTCAACAACACTTCCGGTATCATCGCCACCATCGATCACTTCATTTGATTCTAGAATCGTCGATGTCGAAATTATTTTCGTCTCACCAGCCTGTAGATTTTTAGCATCAAATATTGCTATCTCGCTGCCAGAAACCCCATATTTCAGTGTCACAGGCACAACACCAGCGCTGGTATTACAAAGAATAATTTCTTTTATTATTACCTTTGAAGGGGCTATATACAGATTTGTCGTTAATACAGCAGTGAGAGTTCCTTTATATAATTGAATGGGAGTGTATAATACAGACATTATTTTTCTCCTGGAAGTCTTGACGAATCATCCGCTATTTGTTCCTTGCGATCTGTTTTTTCAAAAGGAGCGCCTAACTTATCAGCAATTGGTACTAATCTTTTACCCGTTGGTAGTCCGCCCTTTTGTATAGCGACGTGGATAGCTTGGAATATATCCGCAACTTCTTTTTTTGTTAATTCATACTTAGGCATTTATAACTTTTATCTCTAAATCATTGACTTGAGTTTTAGCCAAAGTTATGCGCTCCATACGAGTTGATTGAGGTTCTTGCGCTCTTTTAGAAATATATAGCTTAGAAATTAACTCAAAAATAACTTTCTGCATAATTTCTTCGTTTGAACCAGGCAGCCCATCGTAAGAGGCTATTAAACTGCCGATCATTATCTCTGGAATTACTATCTCTATTGTCATTTACCCCTCGACATGTCCTTGTGCTTTGATTTGAAAGTCGTCAAGAGCTGTAAGATCATCCTGTACAAGAATCTCTATATGATCATTTGTACTCCCGACTAACTTTATATACGATTCAGCTTTAGAAAAGCTCCACCGAACTTTCATACCATACTCGTTAGATGGAGAAGTGATATCAGGGTCCCAGTCAAAAGCATCCTCTATAAAATCAGCATTAACTTTCCAGTTAGTTAGAGTATGATGAACACCGTTATTATCTCGTCTAACTACAACTCCGTTTGTTAATGCCGCAATATTACCGAACACTGCATAAGTCATAGCGGTAGGGGTATCATCCGTAATCGTGACTAACAGCCGTAAAATATGCCATGTCTCATTTGATGGAGGTTGTATTTTGTAACTTATTGGTGCCGCTAATGTTCCTAGTGTAGTTGCTAAATTAACAACGACTATTTCTACCACCGCCGGAGTAACTGTAGTATATGCGTTATCTATAGGTCTGTCTAAAGTGAGAACATTGCCCCCAGGTTTATCCGTAACTCGTAAAAAATTCGGTTCTTCTGTTGTGCCTTCGGTTATATTTATCCAGTCACCTACAGTAAAAGCAGCGTCGCTAACGACCGTAAGAGACGTGTCGCCTGCTGAGGCGTTCGCATTAAGGTTAGATGTTGTTCCGGTAAAATTAGCTAGATAACGATTTACCAAATTATCGTGAACATCGGTAATATGTACATTAAGTGCGTTGTTTAAAACATTCACTACATTACCGGAAGTATCTCTTATTACACCAAACTTACTCACGCTATCCACTCATTATCGGTAGAGTTAAACTTAATTATAGCTGTTTCTCCGTCATATAGAACTATGGATGCCCCGCCTTCAATTGTATCAGATGCATCTGCTGCTAATGTTAGCGCATTTCCGGAAGTCCCCGTATTACTAACAGTATATCTTTCACCCCCCGCACCATCCGGAAGAGTCAAAGTAAAGCCGCCTCCATCAGTATCCCCCCAAATCACATCATCCGTAGCGGCTATTGTAGCTACCCCGGTATATCTTATTTCATTTAATACCCTACCAAAAAGGGTCTTTACAACTCCAGTATCAGTAATCCGCATCCTATCAGTATTAGTGGTTTTGAAAGTCATGTCCAATCCGGCATCAATGGTGCCTATTCTAAACCTAGGATCGCTAGCATCTCCACTCCCATCCAAAATGAAGTTAGCATCAAAAGTTCCCGCGGTAAAACGTAACTGAGCTTTTGCACTGGCTCCCGTATTCGGATTATTTATTTTCATAGTTGTTGTCGAGTTTTGGTCTCGGTAAAAATCCAATAAAGCGGATGGCGTAGAAGTACCAAAGCCAATTCTGTCATTACTGGCATCTATAAAGAACAGCGCAGACTCACCAGTTCCCTCCCACCTGAAATCAATATTAGCGCCCTGTTCGTTTCCTACAAATTCACTTCCTGCTAAACCATCACCTGAATCGATAAAGATATTGTCTGAATCGTCAGTAAGTAACAACAAAGAACCTGATTGCGAAGCACTACCTTTAATTTTCAAGCCCTCTTCTGTATTTGAGTTTGTTACTATTTCAAGCATCGCTTCAGGACTGGATTCGTTTATCCCAATTAGACCAGAAGCCCCTTTTACAATGAACATATCGGTCTCAATAATAAAATTATTAGTCGCGCCGGAATTTAGAGTTAATTCTATAGGGCCATTAGCATCCACTGTTAAAGTTTGGGGAGCTGCACCTATTGTAATTACACCACTATTATGCAAGATGTTATTGAGGTAAATACTGTTTACAGAAAAAATACTGTTATTAGTATGCGATATATCTCCAGTAAACGCCCTTGAACCGTCAACAAGAATGTACTGCTCATGATCGTCATCATCTAAACCGGATATTGAACCATGGTCTATTGAATCATCTCCACCGAAATGCCTCATCATTGCCATTTCTGCGTTTATATTATCAAATAAATCCTTTTCTTCATCTGAAAGCAATTCTGGATAATTCATTATTGATAATTGAGCATCAAGAGCGTTTATCCTATCAATAAGACTTATATTGTCAATCTCATCATTAACATTAGATCCAATAGATAAATCATCAAATGTGACAGCTTGACTACCAGGGGGATCGTCTGTATCATCTTGGGACATTACTGCCCCTGTTAAGATTTCAATATTATCCTTTAAACTGTGTAAGAATTCCCTGTGATGGTTATTTAATCCGAGAGGGACATCACCAATACGTTTTGGTCTAAGTGTGCTCATTATGAAACCAACTCATCCATAGATGTAGCTATAATTACCATTGTAATTGGCAGGTCTCCTGTCAATTCATAATAACATCTTTTATATAATACATCAGCTGGCAGTCTAAATGTATCAGTACCAGTTATTGTTTTCGTAAACAAAAGTTCTCTGTCTCCATAGAATTTAAACACAACACTGTAAGTTTTTACAAGCGCATCATAATTAGGTACTGCTCCCCCGGCGTTTACAACGAATTCATTTACAGCACCACCCATAGAACTACCAGAAAAGATAGCAGCATTGGCGGCTATATTGGCAACATTATTAATAGCATCTGGAGCTATAACAATCTTACATGAGGACAGGTTGATCTCGTGTGCGAATATATAATCCTTTGATCTATATGTATACTGTAAGAATGTACCGTCTTTGTTCCCTTGAAATTTCCATAACGCATTTGGAGTGCTATCGTCACCAAAAGCGATAAAGTAAAGTTCATTATCAACAAGTGAATAATGAATAGCCGAGGACAACAAAGGATCGGTAATCCCTGATAACGTCTTTTCACGCACATCTAATATAAATCCTCCACCTCCATGATAGGCGAAATACTTATTATTAAAATACTGCGCTCGGACAGAACTTGGCGAATAATTACTTTCATATTGATCCCTGTTTATATATTCATATGAATACAAGGAAACCCCATCATAGGTAACCAACGCAATACCTTCATCTGCCGGAAAAAAAACGCCTTTCTCGCAAGACACTATCCCCCGACTTGACACACATGGATAACGAGCGGGAAATTTTTGTTGTGATATGGCCTCTGGCTGTCCCTCCATAAGATAGACTTTTTCGTCTGTAAGGACTACGATAGTTGATCCAATCAGTCCCAACCCGCGAATATCGGCATCGATGGCGTATGAGTAAGGCCATGCATGAGGCAAAAAGGGTTCTGAAAAATAAACACGTCTACCAGCGTAACCGGCAAGAGAGCCATTTTTTAGGGCAATTATGCTCTTCAATGTATCAGGAGGTACGGAGAATGTGCTTGTTGACAGCACTTCCCCAAGATCATCTTCGCCCACATTATCGGTAAATGTCTTGGTTGTGAAATCTACTCCATCCGTATCAAATTCACCGACATATCGAAAATCAGCTGCACCCGATGAAGATGAACTTGTACGATAAATTCTTATTTTCCCGATTGATCTTTGTGTTGGAGGTTCTTCAAAACTAGACAAAACAACGTTTCCCGAACCATAATCACTAATGTTTACTATCGCAGAATTGATACCTTCCTCTGCATCAATGGTGCCGAGTTTTACAACATACGTATATAAATAAGCTCTATAACTGGCCCCAGTGGCATAACCAGAGTTAATTGTAGGTGCCGAAGTAGGAGCAGGAACACCAAGTTTATAATAATCACTCGTAAAATCAAACGGATAACTTATTATTGATGTTGTCAATACTCTTGGCTCTGTCATGCCGGTTACATAAACACGGGAATGTTGTTCGGCTGGAATGGGACTTCTGGCAAAATGTAATTCTTCTGTACTGGAAATCCAGTAATCACTTACAGATGTCTTCCAGTTATAGAGACTCCTTAACTCCCCTGCTCCAAGGTTTTGTATTTTGGTGTGCGATCGGAAAGGTCGTAAATCTCCCCTGCTCAGATCACAATTTTTTGCTAATTGTGCCTCGTAATCTTTTATCATGTGTTCGGCAAGTCGTGGCCGTTCACCAGAAAAAAAACTTTGCCCGATCTTCATATTAAAAAAACCTTTGCGTTTTTACTGTTCTATTGCCACGATTGTGCCCCAAGGCTGCCTTTGCCTCAGCGATTCCGTCTCTGTAAAGACTTAGATTATATTCTGCCAATCCAGCATTGCTCCAATCCTTACCGGGCATCGACATCAACTCCCACTTTGCCTTGGCTTCTATAGCTTTATGGTAACGGTCATAAATCCAATCATCTATTGTGGTAATCGTGGTAAGTGGTGCATAAACTTGTTTTATATAAAATCTTTGATCTTTTACATCAATACCGTAAAATTTTACATGTGTTCTATCAGGATAGTTAAATAATTTCGCACGGGGAACTTCAATTTCGCTCAAATCGTCGAGATCGTTCAGTAATTCTATGTATTCGGTTTCCCATATCGCTCCGTCAATCCTGAATTCTGTCATCACAACCGGTCTTAAAGTAGCACTGACATAAGTTGTTAACAAAACATTCACTGAGTCATTATCAGCGGCGGTGATATCGCCAGAAACCACGTCATGCTCGAAACCCTGCTCAATAATGTGGGTTTCTTCACAAAACTTTATTATGGCATCGATTACGGCATTGTTTACCACCGGTCGAGGACATCCTATAACATCTGGTTGCACCCTACTGGATAAAACAGTTATATTAGTTGCCATTATTGAATAACCTTATCGGTTGATGGATTTCTTTTGGGCATATTAGGACTGATAACCCTTCTAACAAGATCCATTCTGCCAAGAGCGCTAACAAATAAATTGAATTTTTGAATAGACCTATTTACGTTTAATGGTGATAACGCGGCATCTTTATCATAGCAACGAAATAATACATAGTCCCTAAGAGCGTCCCTATATACATTTCGTAACGTTATTGCTGTATTTACCGTTGCAACATCAATGGGAACAGCCGAATAAGCAACCTCTACATATCCGGTTCCATCATTAGGTGGGGTTACATAGAATCTGGTAGGATCATAATCGTCAAATAAATAATTATTTACCGTTGCAACTTGTGACTCGGTATGCCAATCAGGATTATAATTATCAAGAAAATCAGCACCAACCGGGCTTATAACTGCCCCTGGTGTAAGACCGTCAGTCCCCATATTTCGGATAACTCTAATTAGTGCGACGCCTTCATCCAATGTTGTTGGGGTGGGATTTTGAAAAGCATTAGTGCCATCAGGAATATTTTGTTTGGTGCCAGCTACAAGGGAATAGGCGTCATTCACGACAAAAGCATCAGGTTTGTATATCACAAGTTGGCGTTGGCCGTCGTTTAAGTATTCAAGCTTTTCTGTGTCCGGCCACCTGGTTTTAGCAGTATCCAGTAGGACGGTATCGACTTGGGCCAAAATGGCACTTGCAAGAACGGTACCCATTATTTGCTATTTCTCCATAATTAAAGAGATTAATTTCTCGGTTTGGGTCCTGGTTTCTTTCTCGGTTTGGGCTGTGTCTTGGATGGATCAGAAGACACTTCTATCTTGTCCTTCGACCGTTTGTTTTCTGACAAGAGTTTCTCATTCAGTGGATGAGTATAAACACCTTGTTTCAAATCTTCATTCTCAGCCTTCAACAATCCAACATAATCCAACAATCCTATGAGTGTTTCGTAAAGCTCTTCATCAACAAAAAAAGTCTTGCCTTGTAATTCGATTGGCATCTTGGATGTTACGGGAGTTGCGAGGTCGTTGATCTTCTCCTTAATGACAGGATCATAAGATTTCATGTCTTTTCTTTTTGCCAAAACTTTCGACCATGAATATATCTGGTTAGAATCATCTTGTATGAGATATTTCCTTTTTGGATCTAGTGGCATAATTCGTTCTCCTTTAAATGATATTCCCCCCTGCCTTTCGGCAGGGGGGATATGTTAAAGATTAAGAAGTCTCGTATCCCGGAAGCCACAAAATCCATGATCCAATGATTTCATCGGCAACAAAAGTGAAATCCAAGGTGTCAGTTGCGGTAAAAGATACACCAGTCACATTATCCGGCCCCCAATCATCACTTACAAGATTGACTTGCATGGTGCCAACAGCAGCATCAAGGGCGACACCATCAAACAACTCGTCACCTCCAGCAATTCCGATATCCAGGGTGTTGGCCGCCGTTCCCGAAATAACGGTTTCAAGGCAGGCACCGGTAGATAACAACACGACATCGGCCGGGATATCAAACAACTGAATAACATCGGCCGCCGTGATCTTTCCATTGGCGGTCAATGTGGCGTTACCGGCAATGATGTCGGCGGTGACGATAGGGATTCCGACTACAAACAGTTTCCTGCGCTCTATATCCGGTATCCTGTTCGCACCTTTTGTAAGATTATAAGTAGGCATAATTCAAATTACTCCTTTCATGTTTTAAATAATTAATAGTATAAAAACGCTATCTAATTATCCTTTTACAGCGTAGAAATGCCCCATGGCTTCGGTTTTTATGGTTTCATAACCGAAAACCTGGAGACCTCTTAAAAGATCCCCAAAATCATTTGGATTTTTGAGCATCTCATTCTTGACCAATTGTGATGCAAATGTAAGTGCAGTAGGATGACCAAAAATAGAGTTGTAAGCTGTAGAAACACCATCGGAAGTTGTGGCGATCTGATTAGATGCATAAATAGTAAATCTGTCAATTGTTCCGATGCGACCATTACGCATAATAGATGTACCATCACCAGTCAAGGAAGCATCCTTTAAATCGGATTTCTTGATCATTCCACAGAAAAGATGGGGGAAGACAATCCACCGTTGGGTGAATGGTACATCCTGCTCATCAAGAACAGTACCCATATCCACGATATAATCGAGGATATTTGCTTTATCGACAGAAACAAAAGCTCCGGTTGTTCCCAGGGTAAAACTACTCGTAATAGCCCCGGCTGTGTTCCCCTTGTTACTTGCATGGGCATCCGCATATACATCAGCCAGAATGTCAGAGTCAACAGCAATCTTCATCTGTTCGCCCGCATCGTCAGTCCATTTCTCCATGTAATTGAGATCACTCTGAACAACCTCAACATCATTGATGGACATACAATAATACTTGCCTTTATCGATGAGAAGATCTACCACTCCAGGGACTGGACGCTCTTGTTGCAAAGACTGTCCGATAGTGTAATCCCGAATGGTAATATCGGGAATCGTCCGAATATGGACAGTATCTCCTTTCTGTTTGATTTCACCTTCATAATCAGTGTTACTGATAGCCGCAAACACAGTCGCGGTGTAAAACTTTACAAGTGTTTTCCCAGACCAAATCTCCGGGGTATATGTGGCATTATGGGTTGTTAGTAAACTAGCTACTGGATATCCTGCCATTGTGAAACTCCCTTAAAATGTGAATCCAAAGCAGCAAGAGGATTAGTCATACCCACTATATACTGCCCCGGTTAGTTTATTATTCTTCCTTCTTTGTTAGCCTTCATTATATCGGCATCAATGCGTTCTATGTCTTGAGATGTATATTTTTTGCTCGTGCCAATGGCAACATTTGCCGCATCTTTGTAAAAATCCTTCACTTCTTGCCGAGTATAAATTTTACCTTTTGGTTTGACTTCCGTTGTTTCTACATGCCCAACCGTACTTGTCGGTTCCAAATGCTCCTCTGGGTTGATATGAAGTTTTTGTGGCTCTTCTTTTGGGGTTTGCGATTTCTTAAATCCGTCAAAGATTTCGATCACTTTTTTATGATCAAGTTGTTCTTGTGCTGATTTAATCGCATCACGTCTAGTTATTGTCGTATATGGAATAAAATCATCCAGCCAATTATTAAATTCGACTGAACTGTTTATTTCTTCCCAATCAACTACTTTGGCGCTTAACTCATTCCAAAAAGCAGCCACACGATTCTGCTTATTTAACTTCACTTCTCGCTTAATCTCTTCAAGGTCAACAGATTGAGTCTTATCGGGTGTATTTATTGACGATATTTTGGTTATCAGTCTTCCGATAATCTCCATTGATTTGTTGTCAAAACCCTCTTCATTCATGTGAGAACGTTCATCTTCTGTCAGAAATGACATTATGGATTCTGGCACATCCACTTTCTTTGGAGTTGGCACATTTTCTTTCTGCGCTAATTTATCCTGAAGATGTATAAGCTGGGAATCACCCTCATTTATACGTAAGGTTAAATTCCTTACTTGTGATTTCAATGGTGAAATTGCTTCTTTGAGTTGCTTGACTTCTTTGTTGTATTTCCCCTGGAGAACCTTATATTTATGTTCCCAGGTTGATTCCGTCTCCGTTTTAACGGGCGGGTCTTGGTTTTCAGGTTCTTTGACAGTGGGTTTAATCTCGATTTTGTCTTTGGTCTCTTCCACTGTCTTTTCTTTGTCAGATTTTCCATGTTCATTAATTTCTTTGATTAAAGAATCTGACTTATCTGACATTTTTTGAACCTGAGCCGGCAATTGAATTTTCATTTTGGTTCCCTTCCTTTGGAGCGAATTAATCGTATTCCTTTGAATTGATGCCATCAAGCATATTTGTCTTTGGTAACATATTGATTATACGGACGGGGTACCTGCTAATATTCCAGTCTCACCATCATTATTAACACCATAGTTCTCAAATAACGATGAATTGCCGGGTGTATTAATCCAAGTAACCTGACCATCAGTAGCGATACGTAGTGAGTTGAAGGATATCCACCCTGTCATAGCAGCAAAACCCTCAATATTCACATCCACAGCATTAGCATTTTCCAAGTGATTTTTCGTGATTAGCAAGTCAGTACATGCAGCAGTAATGTTTTCAATGTTGGCTGCTGAGAAATCGCCATTTGATCGGCAACCGATAATCTCTACCCCATCAGCACCATTGAGCGTAATCCATGCTGTAGCACCCGCAGTATCAGAACCCCTGTTATTGCAACCGATTAGGGTCATATTGTCTGCATTGGCATCACCGAGAATCCACCTTATAGTCTGCTTGGCGGCGGTATCATCCCGCATATCGCAATCTATCATGGTGAAGTAAGCAGCATCGACATCAATAGGCGCGGCCAAGGAATCAATGTCATTGATAAAAACACAATTTGCAATCGTAATATTGGCTGCATCAATCTCAATATCAGCCGTGGTAGCGGTGCTTAAAGTAAATGCCGGCCGGCTGGAACCTTCTCCCAATCCGATAACAGTGATACCCGCAACATCAAAATCAATTCCATCCGCTGCGATGATCGATTCTGCATGTCCTGGCATAACGATTATAAAATCACCATTATTGGCGACACACCGGCCAATGGCATAGTCCAACGTTGCAAGTGGTTTGGAACTACTCTTGCCCCTACCTATGGCATTTATTCCCGGTGCACCAGAATCGACATAGTAAACCGTGCCTGTAGTATTGGCAGCGGCTTGTAACAACCCCTGAACAGACAAAGAGCTTTCAATGGTCAAATGACCAACGTTCAAGTTTTCGTATCGAGCCGCGGAGGATGTATTCGCGCAAAACAACAATGTGAATACGCACAACCCAGCAAGAAACGATTTAATATAATTTCCTTTTCTCATATTTTCTTCTACCTCCTTACGTTTGGTTTTTGGATAACCGCATCTAAAGCAGTCAATTTTTCAGGAGATGCGGATACCATTGATAGTATTTTTTCTAAAACTTGGCAAGATCCTTGTTTTCGCTTAAACGCATCGTCAACCTCTTCATGACGGTTCGATTTGTCCAAACGTAATAACTCGGATTCCAACCACTCAACCATGGGCCGTGTTTCCGGTAAATTGCGGAAGTGGTTCATGGAGCTATATAGCCTTCTTGCCACCTTGGCGTCTTGAGGTTCATTAACCATCAGCTATCCTTAATGCAGCAACTTAACGTTATTTTTCAATGAAGGTGGTATAAGACTTTCCACCTTTTTTATAGGATTTGGGGTATATATTCTTTTTACGTTGTCAGTACGGGCATTTGTCACAACATAATATCCGACAGACTCTTTTAATAATCTCAATTTGTCTTTTGTAAGTCTTTCCTGACTGACCCGAATTACATCAGATATGAATGCTACCAAGACATCATCTTGAGAGATATACAATCCATTTCGCCAAATTTCTTTTCCTACATATTTCTTCCTGTGCTCAATCTTGATATTTTTCTCTTCCAACTGTTTATCAAGAATATGTGCATACATTTTACGGGAAGACTTGTCTTTCGGGGGATTAACTGTGATCCCAAGGTGTTTTAGCGTAGTATCCAGGCAATGCTTGACAAATAAGACAGATTTCTTCATGTGAGAGCCGAAAGAATACTTGTTCGCATTCTTGATGGCATCCTTCGCCATTTCAAGATCATTCTCGCCAATCTCATCCAATGTTAGGTTGTCGGTATAATTAGCCATAATTATCACCCTTTGTTTAATTTTTGTTCTGAATCACTTTTTGTATTCACATAATCACATCCCCGACCGCAACCAGAAACATGTTTCGACGCTATTTCGACAGCTTTAACGGCATCGCCACCCATCTCCATCGCCCCAAGAGCCACTTCACGGCCAATACCCCAAGCGCAGAAAGGGTCCATTACTTTAATCTGCACTGGTTGGCTGTCGTAATAAAAACACCCATCTTTTGAGGCGACTATAAGCTGGGCCCATTCATCCGTTTTCTGGCATTCAGGTAGTTCTTTTCGATTCGCTCCTGCTTCGTACCATTCTTTCACCAACAAACCAGTACTAATTGGTCCGACGACAGCAACCACTTCTCCATTACTCAGTTTCCATAATTTTTGGATCGTCCGGATAGTGTCAGAAAACATGCCCATCCTATCAGCGGCTAATATCTTTCCATCCCATGCGACGACGCTCATATTGCCCCTTCTTTATCTGAATCCAAAGCGTACCCATCCTCGAATGCTTCTTTTGGTGAAAAAGATTCATATCCATCCTTGTAGAGAACATAATAACCGCCTATTTGCGGGTTGTGTTTTTTTAAATAATCATTATCAACAACAACAGAATAGCTGTTTGTACAATCACTTATAACAGATACACTGCCACCCGTGCTAATATTAAGAATCTTGAACGCCTTGACTTTCTTGTGACACTTGAATTCAGGTATGCTTGTTTTTGAATAATCCATTTAAGTTCCCTCATCAATTAAACTGTCTCACCGCTTGACCGGCGATTGGATTCCCAGCAACATCCTGTTCACGAGTTCGTGGTTGTTGGCGGCCTCCCTGTTGCCCCTGACGTGGTGCTGGTGCTTGTAATGCTTGAACTATCTGTTCAGGCGGGATGTTAAGTATTTGGGATAGTTTGGTAACAATTTCCTGAACTTGTTGTTCGACCATGGTTGATATCATGTTCTCGCGGGAAGGCACTATCTTCTCAGGATTGATCTTCAAAGATTTTGCATTTTCTCTGAGCAATTCGGCTCTACCATCAATACCAATAATCTGCATATCAATTTGATTTTCGGTCGCATTGAGGAATTCCGTTCTTCTCATTTGCAACGCCTCCTGTTGGATCAGATAATCAGAGGCCCTTGCTTGTATTTTTGTGTCTCCTTTTGCAAGGTCAGGACGACTGAGCATAAGCATCAACCAATGTTCTTCTATGGATGGGGATATAACACCGACATCAATGTTTTTAGCTGCATTTCTTAGCCCTTTCGCCGCTGCATTCATCAGCATTGAAAGCCCAGAGGCGGTTTGTCCTGCTCCGCCTATCTTCTGGTTTCCGTAAATATATGCTGGTATTCCTGTCACTTCGCTACCTTGTTGAAAAAATTCGTTGTACAAATTCATCAGTTGATGTGCTATCAATAGCGGTTGAAAGAACTCTATAGGCTTTTGACCAGCAGATTTTATTTTTTCCGATGAAAACTCCCATATTTTCCCAGGATAAATATCAGTTCTTGCACATTCAGGCGGTATCAAATCTACTAATTGGTAAACCTGAATTCCAGCAGCTAATGCAGCATTATTACAAATAGCGCGAGCCAAACTATTGCACATATTTTGTACGTCACGCATAAGTTCGGGAACCGCTTTTCCCCACACCGAATCATTTTTCTTTCGGAAACTTGCTGAATATATATTTCTCCTGCCTAACGGATGAGGATTTATTTTCGCTCCGAATACATAGTTTCCCACCATGTACGCAACAATAGGATATTCACGATATGGATCTGGAATCTTTTCTATGGATAACCCCCATTCTCGAAGCATCATTCCTTGGACATTTCCCCAAAATTTGACTCCATCGATATTTCCCTCTGGATCTATCGATTCTTGAGGACGATCGTGTAAATCCTCTATTTCTGTATCATATGCCAGGTATTCTCTGTACCCATTGGCGTATTTATCAAGGATGATATCGATAATGTCTGCATCATAACCTTCAACACCACGTAAAACCTCTAAATCTGAGCGACTAAACCGGCGACGAACACACAAATTACCATCTTGCAAAGATTTGGAGCTTGGAGAAGGATACACATAATAAGGACTTATGCGATCATATTCTGGTACTGTTTTCTCCACGACATTTAGTTCTGACCTCATTTCACCTTCAACAGGAACCCATTTCAGCACTTGTCGCCTTCTGTATATTGGCCCTTCCATGAAAGCGGTTGGATACGTAGCAAAATCATAAAGAAACTCCGATAGTTTTGTATACCAACCGCCTTCGACAAGCTCATCATCAATATATAACTCAAGCTCGTCAGCATCTTCTTTGGCTTGCTCACGGATAAGATTCAGCAAGTCTTTCTCAAACCTATTCTTGGCTTCCTGAAAATCCTCTTGATCTATCATTGATAGATCAAATGGTACACCATCTTGTTGAGCTTGCATTTGCACTCGACCGAAATAGTCTTGTACAAACATGAACTTTGCTTTCGCTGCAATATTAGGAGGGATATCCGGGATCGGTGTGGGCTCAATTGAATATGGGCGTTCTCCTGATGGAATCATGATATCGTTTAGCCATGCCTCTAATGCTTGACATTTCGTATCAGTAAGGAGCATGTATATTTTCGTTCCATTCGCTTTTTCTATTAGATCGAGTATATCGGCCTCATATACTCCTTCCCGTTGTCTGAGACATTGAAGCATTCGTTCAGATACTATTGTTTTTGCATTTATGGCGACAGTATAAGCCGACCTAATATGCCCTGCTAAACTTGATATCAATGGGCTGTTGTTGGATTCCTCAGCTTGCCTTCGGGCTTCTTCTTTTTCGGCTTCGGCCTTGTCCATCTCGTCATTCGATATTAGACGGATAAGAGGTCTTTCGTGGGCTGTGTTGCCAGACCTAACACCGGGACCATAATTAGTGTTGATTCCTTGTAGTGCCATTTTCACCAAGCGTATTTGACTTTTGTAATCGGCTTATAAACGAATGGTTGTGCTTGGTTTTTGACTCTAGCGTGAGTCATAGCCAAGCTCATCATCCTGTCAGGAGAGCGATGCAATAATTCTTTAATCGTTTCTGTAGACATCACTTTTATTTTGCCATTCTTGATTTCGTATGTAAGTGTATGAATTTCTTCCAGAAGTTCATCATCAGGGGGGAGCATTGAACCTTCATCAGTTCTCAACCATTCCCGCATAGCCCATAGTAATTGATCTCTTTTTACACCAAAATCTCCCATTTCGGTAGTTTCTGTAACTGACTCCGATACCTTGATTCCATGGGCGTTGCAATGTAATCTCCGCATGTGCGGTGCAACTCCAGCCCCAACGCCAATGGCATCAACCGCGATTGCATCTATTGGTCTCTTGTGGTACTCCAATGATGCCCTGTCTCCAGTCTCTAACATATCTACACCACCCCAACCAACAAGACGATCAACCCAACCACCATATCGAAAACAACAGAAAGTCATATCATTTCCAAATTCGGCACAATCCAATCCCATAACCCCGACAGATCCACGTGGAGGAACTTCCCCAAATTTCGCAACGTAAAGATCCCATCTTGCCCTAGCCGATGCCGTCCATTCTTTCGATATAAGCTGATTTACAGCTTGGGCCGGGTATCTACCAAGCACCATGTAGGAAAAGGCTGGATCGTTGATCTTGTACCAGCCAGCCAAAAGAGGTGGAAATGGTTTTCCCTTATGATCTTTCGCTACTACACCTGTAAGGAATTCCGGGAGTTCAAAGCACTCCTCATCAACACTTTCCCCCTCTTGAATTTTCCGGCACCATTGGTTTGTTCTCCGTGCGGTTGTCTCCCTGTCTACCGCACCAAGTATAATATTCTGTCCAGTAATTACATTCGGATGAGAAAAAGCCGATAGGGTGATTACGTTCGCCAAGCCATCCCGTTCCATCCGGTAGACTGGCCCAGACTCAGCGCGGGGATTGAACATTATCAATAACCGAATATGCCCACCTGACATGCATGATTCAATCCCTTTATAGACTTCGTCCGGAACTCCATCACCTTCATCAATGATAAATAATATGTGAGGTGCGTGTTTCCCGGAAAATTTAGCTTGTCTTTCTGCTTCTGTTCCAGATGACGGAATAGTGACTCCTGTTAAAAATGACTTCGGATTTCTTTCCAAATTGAGTATATTGCTTTTGTATCGGGAAAAAACCTTTGGATATCGTAAAACAAGATCTCCGATCTCTCCCCATAAAACTCTTTTTAAATTTGCTTCTGGTGGAGCTGCGCCGGTGTAAACCTGTGAATCCTGAAAAACATTAAAAAACCAACTAGCTACCCTAGCCGCTCCATGAGTTTTCCCGGTTTGATTGGCTGATTTTGCAACAGTAATAATATTATCCCTCACGGACTCCATCATCGCCTTCACATCATCAGTATACTTCTCCCTAAAAATATCCTCACCGAATCCAACCGGATCATCTTGGTATTCTTCGTAGGACACGTTAGAATCCAGAACGTTTTCAATTACGTTTTCTGGAAAGCGACTCTCTAAGTCCACCAATAACTTCTTTACGTAGCTCTTCGGGAAGACTTCTAAGGATTGCATTTAGCGTTTCCTCATTTAACTTAACATCTACCGATTTTGTATCCCGCCATCGTCCAGGATTGCGGTTTTTTAGCCAGAATATAGCTGCTGTTGTTTCAGGTGGATAATGTTTTATTTGTTGGTGGGTTATTATTTCACCGTCTTGGCAAAAAACTTTTTCTTCTGGATGTTCATATCCACATGCTCGCTCTAGCAATGAAACTTCAACATGTTCCGTGTCAAAGATGTCCTTACCTTTTTTTATGGAGGCTAAAAACTTAGGATAATCCCTCTTCCAGTTTGTAATTGTTGCCTTGCAAGCTCCGAAAAATTCAGCAAGTTTCTTGTCATCAGCCCCAAATATAGTACAAGCCTTTTCCGCCTGTTCGTTATATTCTTCTTTATATTTTTTGGGACGTCCACCAGCCATCAAGACACCTCTTGCGTTTTTGTCCCATTCCCGGACAGCGCCGCTTTAACCCCAAAATAACCACCAAGAACAAACATAAGAACCTCTTTCAGGGCTTGGGCAGAAACTTTCCCAACTATTGAAAGATAACAGAAAGTTGCCGCTACCATGAGTGTAATCACTGACATTACGAGTTCTTTAGGTTTTTGGAATAGGTTTTTCATTTTTTTCTAAAGATTTTACCTTAACTCGTTGTATCATCTTATCTGTTTTTATGGGGACTTCATCATAATTCATAATCATTGTTCCTATAGATCTTCCCCCGAAACCACCAATTTTATTCCCTAAGAATATTTCCATTTTAATTTTCATATCCATATTCCCCTTAAATTAAAACTGGTTTTTCATAAAAGCGTTCAATCATCCGAATGTGATCAAATGTTTAGTTTTATTGTCACAAAACAAAAAAAGGCCGCATTGGGGTTTAAATCCCAAATACGGCCTTTGTCCTTCAAGATTACGGAAGGTGTAAGCTATGATTGATTAACTAATGTTGGAAATAATCTTCTTTCTTTTGTATGGGCAGAAATTTAAGCCTGTAAAAACATGTATCATGTATTTGATTCCTGATTCGCATTTTGCGTATCCTTAATTACAAATGTTGGTTTGATCGTTGACTCCTTCAAACAATCATTTGAGCATATTTCATCTCCACTTTTATAGGCGGAGTCAGCATTAGGACATTTATAGGACCTTCCTTTGTACCAAATAAAATAGTTTCCAAAGCATTTTGGTTTCATTTTTTATCATGCTGAATTAACTACTTGTTGCAATAGGAAAATTCCCTTCCTGAAAAGTTTCAAAACTTCGATTAATATATTTTTCTGTTTTTCGGTCATATATTTCTCTCATATTATATATATAATATACCAATTGATTTCATAAAAGTCAAAAAATCAACATTCGCCAAATATCGAGGAGACTTATTACTTGGAAATAATAATGTAGACTGCTATGCTTTGGATAATGGAGAGAGAGTTATAAGTCTGAGAGCTACTTTAAAAGCTATAGCTGATAGAGACAGTAGCGCCCTGGCAGAATATATTAGCATACAGGCGCTAAAGCCATACATTAACAAGGAGTTAGTCCTGGCAGAAACAAATGTATGGAGTTTTCTAAGGAAAAAGCTGTAAAATGATCAAATTGCAAGTTTTTCTTGTCTTAAAAAGAGAATCAATATGGACGTCTAGTCCCCATATTGAGGACTCGGCATTTTTCGCAGAAGAAATATACAGTTCTTCCATTTTCCATGGTAGTAGAGAATGTCTTGTCACAGCGATTGCACTTTCTTTTCGCCTTGTAGTTTTTCTTCTTCAATCTCGGTTGGGAGTACTTCGGCATGGCTACGCCTCCTATGTGGTTCTTGTATCAACCTTGTGCGCTTCGCTTATATTATATTGGGGTAAATTTTCTTTTCAAGAGCGATATGGGGCGATATGGGGCGATTTCCCTTCGATTTCCTACACCCGCATCGGGGGGGGTGGTGTTCTCCGTTTTTCACACCTTTTTGAAATGAAATTCTCATCTGGACAGTTTAGAAACGATTATGAGCCATTTAGCATTGATTTCCTCTTATTGCCTCCCATTATCTTCTATTTCCTTTTGTAATACCGGAAAAGCAGCGGAGGCAGATCATTATTTTGAGATTATAATATCAACAATAATTCTCATTTCTTTAGCAGTCTCGCATGTCCTCATATGACGTTCAATACTATCTCTGACAACCTCTATGGATTCCTCATTCCAACCCCATGCATCTCTGTTAATGTGCGAAAATAATTCTTCTGAATCAATGACATGATCATCTGGATATGTATTAAGTAACGCGCTTATCTTCTCTAACAATCTTTTTGTGCGTCTTAACATACGGCGAGAGGGTAATGTGATTTCTGAGAAAATGTTTAAGGCGATTATTTCATTTTTACTGTTTTTCACGCTGCAACCAATTGTCAGAAAGATTGTTAATAATATGCTTAAAAAATATCTCATGATTTATCCATTTGCTTTTATATTTCTATCATACATAACTATTGATCCAGTAGTTGCGACGTTTAAGCAGTACTTACTTGGTAATGGAAAACCGGGATATGTGTATCCTATTTAAAAATCCTCTTTTAATTCACCGCTTAAAATGGCGTTGCCAG